GAGCTATCTCAGATAACTCTTCATACATTCAAGATTTACTAGACCCTAAAGTCTATAGTATCTCTATGTTTGTAATTGGTATTGTCATAGCTTATCTTAGAGCTACGACAACTAAACCTTTGGATGATAAATAATGTTTCCACTATCGGTACTAACTTATGTCAAACTTTTCATTGGACTTTTACTTGTGTGTGGCTGCTTTTATGGTTATGTTGAGCATACTAAGTTTTCAGCATATAGAGCTAAAGTGGAATCTGAAGCAAAAGTTCAAGAAGCGAAAGTCCAATCAATCACGAAACAACAAGCGTTAGTTACAAAAGGAATTCAAGATGAATATGATGCGAAGCTTAGTGCTATTAGGAATTATTATAAGTCTACAAGCGTGTGGAACAACGGCAGTGCCAGTAAAGTGTCAGGACTTTCCACAGCCCCCAGCGTCACTGATGTTATCTCCTCCTACAATGTTTTTGCTGGACAATGTGCAGAGACAACAGCCCAAGTAATAGAACTACAGAAGTGGATTAACGAACAAATAGGAATTAAATAAGTCAAGACGGCACGAGGGTATTCAAGAACCTAGTGATTTTCCGTCTTTCTAGCTAGGGCATCAACGAATTGGCAGGCGAGTTTGTAACCCCTCACCTATAAAAAAGACCCTCCGAAGAGGGCCGTCAAAACAACTTCAAGGAAACTTATAAGACCTCTTCAGGGTCTGGNTACTCNGGTGGNTGCAGNTCTCTAAACATAGAGACAGTCTGCAACTCCAGTAACTTATCATTAATCGGTGTTAGCATTTTCTTAATGTCTTTCCACAACACCACAAACTGCACAGGGTCCATTGAATCAAAGTCCTCAGCAGCTTCCATACAACGCTTCATAATCACTGGCTGAACTTCATCAGCAAGATTAAGTACTTCATTTAAGCGTCGCATTCCTAACATAAAATCTTGTTTATCAATCATATCTTTCTCCTTATTTAACGGGGCAAACTCCACCTGCGCATTCGAGGTCACCTTCAAAGGAAGCATCTTCCACTTTGGTAATCAATCTTGTACTAGCCACTAACGCATCATACGTTTCTTTAGTGATTTCTTCAAGAGGAGCTTGTTTAAAACCATGTTCATTGTGTAGTAAAAACGACAGTGACTTATGGTTATTTTTGTAGTTCTTAGCCAGATACTTCTTAATCTCTGGCAACTCTTCTTTACGGTAATACACAGTACAGCTAACGCTATTGTCTGACCAGTTATCTTGCAACCATTTAACAGTTTCTAGTTGGTCAATAGCAGTCATCTCAGCAGCAATTTTAGTACCTTCAGGATAAGCAAATGGGAATGAAACTACCATTGTGCTGTGGTCATCAGTACCATCAAAGTTACGTTGATACTCTACTGGGTATCCATGCTCACGACACACTTGCACTAAGCTGTGGTCTGCTGCGATACGGATACGACGAATCATGTAGTGGCTGTAAGCAGGATGGCAACCAGAAGTCACACCTGGTAACAAAGATAAAGTACCTGAAGGTTTAACTGTAGTTAACTTGATAGACTCAGGAAAACCATGCTTAGCAGAATATTCTTTATCAAACTTACGCAGCTCTACATACGCATCTTTTAACCAGCTCCGTTGTTCATCAGAAGATTGTAGAACTCCAGTAACGCCAATGCCCATACGCATGTTTTTATGGACAATATCGGCTGTTTCTTGTAGATGGCAAGGAAGAGAAAGGCTATGCTTGTTAATGCGATAAAGGAGTGTACAGATATCAACGAATTCTTCCTTAGATGTTACATTAGATAAATAAACTTCGGCTAGACAACAGGTTTCATAAGGAGCCAAAGACTGCTCAGCACAAGGATTATAACCCTGCACATCTGGGTCAGGATAATTAGTGTCGCCCAGCCTACCGATTTTACGAGATAGTCGAAGGTTAATAAGACCGTAAGGCTCGCCTTTTCCTTCGTAACCGTCCCAGAAGTATTCATGCAAGTCTTTAATATCGTTACAAACAACGCTATTGTTAGACATAGCTCTCCAGCTAGGAATATTTCCCATATCCCAGCGTTTTGCAAGAAGGTACTCAACATCGTCTGCATCTCCAATAGCAATCTGTGCAGAGCGACGTACATTACCTGCTACGACGATTGCACCAATAATGTTCATAATATCTAAGCAATCGATAGGACGTAGCTTCTTACCAGCACGTTTCTCTAGAATGGTAGATACTTTAACAATGCCGTCACATAAGTCTTCAGGTCCAGAAGCTGTGCCTCCGAAGCCCTTAATAACAGCACCACGACCACGTACAAGTACAGTGGAATAAGAGAAAGTTGGATTTTTATCACTTAGGAACGCTGCCTTGAGCGTTTTGCCCAGTAACTGTACCCAACCNTCCCTCGAATCAGGGACAATAAAATCCGCATCATTGCTATCCACACGAGTAGGGGCACTAAAATTAATATTGACTTCAGGAAGTTTTTCAACATTTTTCTTTTGTATGTTATAACCTACGCCAGAACCTAACATCAATAAGTCCATAGCCCAAGTAAAAGGACGAACAGGTTCATCGATAACAGTAAAGGCACAGTTTTGTAATGAAGCAAGACCTAGCTTGCCTACAGTGTCCGTGCCCAACTGCCAAAGGAAACGACCTGCTACAGTTCCCTTTAGTTCCATCAAATACTTACGTAAACGCTCTTGCTCTGCTTCTGTAAAGTTACAACCTAACTGTGTGTTTGCTGCTTTAATTACTCGCTCTACAGTCTGAGGAAATTCTTCTGTATTGCTGGTGATGTCTGCTTCGTCTAAGCGACGTGCATAAGTTCTTTTGTAGGTAATATAGCCTACGGTACTGAATGGTGTGTTGTACATCTTTATCCTTAGTGTCGTGTGTTTTTCTTGTATTTTTCTGCCATCATTGCATCAGCCATTGCATAAGAGAAATGTGCAATCACTTCACAATATTCATCTACGTTAGTCTCNNGCACACCAGCAGCAGCGATAGCTCCTGAGAGTACTGAAGTAGCGAAGAAGTCTCGCAATCCAGGAATCTCATCTTTAATGGGAGGACCCATATCGTGTAACGGTTTTTTAGTTGTCATCATCGTCCTTTAATAGTTGTTCTAATACATCTGCTTTTTCTTCTATTACTTCTAAGAATCTTTCGCAAATATCCTCAGTCGTTAAACCAAGGATATCTACAACATCCATTTCATCTAATTGCTTTAAACGATATATTATATCAGTTAGGGTCAAACTCATCAATCATCCTTTGAATGTACCATTGTGCTTTACGCAAGTCAGTAATACCATTCTTGTGTTTCCAACGCCATAGATATTTAATTGCATTACCTGTACACATTGCTTCCATACCGTCAAGATATTTAACTACTTCAGCAATAGCATCAATACATTCAATATCGCCTTGAGTATAATGACTTGGAGAGTTTACCATGTCAGGTTCATTTGAAGTTAACTTAAACTCACCTGGTGGATAGTAAGAATCGGTAGGGCCTGCTCCATAAAGAGTTTCGTAACTTGTTCCAGTTTTTACTAGCATACAATCAGGACAAAAAGCATGGAATAGTTTTTTGTGGATATAACATTCTTGCATTATGATAGCCCTTTCATTTCAACGGAAGGCTTGATTGCTTTTGTACCCTGAGACCAGCTTCCGCAATCGCTGCACTGATATCGTTGATAACGGCCAGTAGACGAGACAGCAGTACCACGCTTTTGTAATCGAGTCCCAGCACAGGTGGGGCAAACAACACTATCGGCAAAAAGATTATGATTAGGATGAGATTTAATCCATGGAAGAAGACGGCAATACAGAGATTCAAGCAAAACGACATCTTGAATATTATACGTTTCCATACGCTTCCAAGCATCTTTATCTCCATTCATGCACTTGACCCAGAGGTCATGTCCTTCGTGTTCTTGTTTCTTTCCTAGACCTAGTCGCTGAGCAACGTAGTCCAGTTTGTTGCTAGGAAAACGGAACTGGCTACGAGCAACACGTAGAAGGTCAATCTGTTTATAAGGCGATGGTGGAGCATAATTATGTAGTAAGAATTCCTTGTTAAGAGTAGGAATGTCAAACTTAGTACCATTATAATGAATGACTGCGTCTGCAGAGTTGAGTAAGTCATAGATACCCTTTAGCATCTTTTTAGGTTTAGATTGATGGACAGAATCAAAAATGATTTCATCTTCACCGAGCCATTTAGCAGCCCAACAAAGTACATAAGAAGATTCCATTAATTGATTGATTCCAACGTTCTGTTGCCAAAGACCCCAGACGTGTGCTACGTTAGGTGAGGACTCAATATCAAGTAATAGAATTTTCATTTCTTTTTACCTTTTTTAGGTAAAGGAAAAGGTGGTAAGTCTTCTTTGTCAGCT